CTTTACGTTGGGGCAGACCTTTCGGGCAAAGCAGGCATCATTCGAAAAACTATCGGCGAACTTTCACAAAACGAATTGAGGGCTTGGTATAAATCAAGCCCTCAGACCGTTGGGCAACACGTCATTTTTACCCCCGAGAAAAAAAGCTATGAGCCAACAATTAAAGAAAATACAGGCAGTCCCGAACAGGAACAACAGGGTAAGTAAAAGGAATCAAAGCCCTTTACTTGCTTCCGTTACCTTAGACACCTCCAATACCATGCTGGTAAAGGAAGATATTTTTAATGAGCCGTCACGGGAGAGGCTTGATTTTACGGGGGCAAAATGGGTAAGGTTTTTCACGCAAAAAGACGACTTTTTAAAAAGCCTTATAGCCATTGTAAATAATTCGCCGACGTTACGAAGGATAATAGAAGACAAAACAAACATGGTCGTCGGTGACGGCTTCATTCCAATGAAAGGTAAGTCAAACACTTTGCTTACCACGTCAATGAAGGGTGAGGTTATCACCGACGATTCTTTAAATGAAATTGAGGATGTTATTAGCCAGGTTAATTTACATGGTCAAAATCTTCAGGAGGTTTTGGCTCAACTTGCTTTTGACTATGATGCTTTTGGAAATAGCTTTTGCGAAATTGTTAAAGGCAAAGTAGGCAGCGAGCCATTTACTTATATTTATCATGTACCCGTGTATAACATTGGTATTAGAAAAGCAGAAGCGGATCAGCTTATAAAATCGGTTGGCATTTACGATAACTGGGAGGAGGTGCCGCTCACCACCGACGGCGTATTTTACGAAAGCGAAGGATTCAGGGAGGTGCCAATGTACCCTGACTTTAAGAAATTTGAGGACGGAACACAAAGAAGCGTTATCCATGTTAAGCAATACGCGGCAGGGTATTTTTACTTTGGTTTGCCTGAGTGGATTGGCGCGAAGATGTGGGCTGAAATGGAATACAGGATTCAAAGGTTTAATACAAGTAAGTTTGAAAACGGCTTCATGCCTTCGGGTATTATGCAATTTTTCGGCTCAATTACGCCAGCTGAGGCAAAGAAATTGGTTGAAGGAATAGAAAGCAAGTTTACTGGAATGGCAAATAATCATAAGTTATTTGTTCAAGTCCTGAGGGATGAAAAATTAAAAGCAAATTGGATTCCCACGTCAAAAGAAAACGAGGGCGAATTTTTAAACTTGCAAAACTTGGCAGCCTCGGCGATTGTCGTGGCTAACAGATGGAGCAAGTCACTTGCAGGCTTCGCAACCGCGGGGCAACTTGGAAGCAATCAACAGATACGTCAGGAAATGGAGTACTTGCAAAGTACGGTTATCAAACCACGCCAAAACTTGATGTTATCTAAAATTATAAATCCTTATTTAGCCGAAATTGGGCTTTATAACCCAGCCTTAAAAGACGTTCAATTCTCAATTTCAAACACTTTGCCCGTTTCTTTTATGGGTGAAATCAAGGTTGAAGATAATTTGACGCAAGATGAAAAAAGGGAAATATTAGGTTATTCACCAATCGAAACAAATGAGCCAATTAATACAACCGTCTGAGGTTATTAGCGGCGGAGTTGCAAGACCAACGCCTGCGGACATACGCCTTGATAAATCATTGATAAGCCCTCACATTCAAGACGCGGAATACCGTTGGATTATTCCAGCCGTTGGCTTAACGTTTTACGATGCCCTTGTTGCGGACAAAGGAAGCTCCACGGCGTTTACAAGTACTTCTTATCAAGCGTTATGGAATGACCAATTAAAATCCTTTTGTGCCAACGCGGTTTTATACGAGGCTGCGCCTTACATGGTGATGCAACTTGGAACAAATGGACTTTATACACTTGACAATGAATACGGGCAAAACGTGGGCGTTGAAGGTTTAAAGTTTTATCAAGATACTTTGCTTCAAAGGTTGGAGGTAAAGAAAAAAAGAATCAAAGATTATTTGTGTACTTGCGCAACTAATTTAATTGGATTCATTCCCAGCGCCGTGGGTTGTCCTATAGCAACTTGCGACGAGGACGAAGAAATATTTGATATTTATAATACAATGGGAATAGTACTATGAGTGAAATAAAACCAAAGAAAGAAAGACGTTTTTTAAAAACATTGGGGCGCGTGGGTGAAATATTGGTGGAACAAGTATTGCTTAAACTGGGGAGTAGTATAATTCGAAAGATTGGAGGTAAAAAAACTTTGCCTTCAATTCTTTTTTTATTTGCTTCCCTCAGCCTTTTTGCCCAATACCCAAACACTGGAAACAAACAACGCCTTGGTTTCCAGACGACTGGCGACGGGCTTGTTTGGCGTGGTGCATTGTCAGACACGGCTTCCATTCAACCGATAAACAATCAAAACGCATGGGTGATTCTTGATACCGTTAATTTAAAATTTTATTCATTTGATTTTACTTCAAACGTTTGGAACTTGGTTGGCGGTGGCGCGGCTGCTTTCACTCAGCCCGTGGATTCATTGTTTTTCAATGTCAATGTTCCGACAAACAATGTCGATACTGCAAAAATGCGTTGGGATTCCGATTTGGCAACAGTGGTACTTGGATTAAATGACAATGTTCCCAATGAACTTGGATTCAAAAACTTTTGGTTGGTTAAGAATCAAACAGGCGCAACCATTACCAAAGGTAGCCTTGTTTACGCCAATGGCACGGTTGGTTCGAGTGGAAGAATAACCGTTGCGAAATTCATCGCCAACGGCTCAATAGATACAAAGTATTTATTAGGAATAACGGCACACGATTTAAGCAACGGCGAAGATGGCTACGTTATTTCATTTGGCAAAATAAGGCAGGTTAATACTGATACCTTTGCGGCTGGTGCAATCCTTTACCCTTCGCCAACGGTTGCAGGTGTCTGGACAGACGTTGAACCGATTGCGCCTAACATTGATATGCCTATTGGCTTTTGTATTAATAGCCATGTGAACAATGGAACAATAGCTATACGCGTGGCATCGGGTTATAAATTGAATGAGCTTCACGATGTCCGAATTACATCACCTATTGAAAATTCATCATTGTATTATAAAGGTGGTTTATGGCGCGATACAACGGCAACACTTTTAGTAAGTGACACGGCTTCCATGCTGACAAATTACTTGCGCACGGGCGTGGCGGCATCGACTTATTTACCTTTGGCAGGTGGAACTACGAGTGGTTTAATAACTTCTTCTTTTACCAATACTTCTAATTATTCTACAAGTGCAACAGATAATAATGCTTTTACAATATATAATAATACTCAAAGTACAAATAATATTTACGGAGGATTACAATTTCTTATAGGTGAAAATAGCGGAGCAATTCCTGGTGGACCAGGTTTAGCGCAAATTTATGGAATAAGGGCTGGCGGTGCTTCAAATCCATCTACCGATTTAACTTTCTCGACTAAATCAAGTGTTAGCGGTGTTTTAGAAAAGATGAGAATAAAATTTGATGGTAAAGTTGGAATAGGAACAACAGCACCAAGTTATTTACTTGACGTAAACGGCACGCTCGGCGTAACAGGCGCAACGACTTTATCCGCACCTTTAACCGTCAACTCCTCAGCCGTGTTCAATGAAGCCGCAACTGATTCCGACTTCCGTGTGGAAAGTGAAGCAAACGCACACATGCTTTTCGTGGATGCGTCAACAAGCAAGGTAGGCATTGGTTACGCGTCACCTACAAAGACACTTGATGTGAATGGGGAGGTAAGGATAAACACAGTAACGGCAACGCCGACAAGTTTACTTGGAAAAGACGGGAGTAACGTTGTGGGCAATGTTACAACAGTGGCACAAACGGGATTAATGACACGGGGAGAAACAACTGCAACCACGGGAACACCATCAGCAACATTTACCGTGACGCATGGACTTGGAGTAACGCCAACAAGTGTATTGGTAACTTCGGCTGGTTTAGCTGGAGCAGAAAAAATAATATTTGAAGTTTATGCAAAAAATAGTACAACCTTTTCCGTGCAAGCATGGAATTACGATGGTACAGAAGCTTCAAGTAAAAGCGTTAAAATATTTTGGCTTGCAATTAAATAAACTAAAAAAAATAAACATGAAAAAGATTTTGTTTTTATTGCTTTGTATATCTCAGCTTAACGCGCAATCAATAACTTTTGACACATCGTATGTTAAAATCATTGACAATGCTTATTACCTTGTTTACCGTGCCGATTATACAGACGGTGGGTATTACGAAAAGGCTTCCATCATTGGTGATACAAGTCAACTATATAATGGTGCTATGACAAGTTTTGAAAACAATGCAAATAACTTTGCTGACAAGGTAATTGCTTATTATGACTTCGGAAGGAAAACAACGGCAGCCATAAGAGAGAATAATAACATTCAAGAATTAACAGGCAAAAATCCATTGGATACCATTTTAAAAAACAATGAGGCATTTTACACCGATAACAAATGGCAAATAACTTCGCTTGGAACAACGGCAGCCGTTGACTTTAATTACAATAAAAATACAAGTGCATTCAGATATATCGTGGAAGGCTCAACAGCAAAGAACGCCATTGTATTTTCAAAGTTTGCCATAAGATTAATTAGTTATCCAGTGTTAGGACAATTTGTTGATTTATATTGGGAGGAGGTAAAAAATAGGTATATTTCACAGGATGGTAAAATAATTTTGAGGCAGTTAAAACCAACTAAATGAAAGCAACCTTAATAAACTTTTTGCATCTTGGATGGGAGAAGATAACATACGCTATTTGTTGCGGCTGGATATTTTCATTTTTCATACCGATTAAAGGATTCTTGATTTTTACAATTTTCGTTGTTTTTGCGGACATGGCGACGGGAATCCTTGCGGCAAAGAAGGAGCAACAGAAGATAAATAGCAAAGGCCTTTATCGTACAATGGAAAAGATAGTAGTATATTTTTGTGGCATCCTGATATTCGAGGGTGCAAGGAATACGTTTAGCCTTCCATTCAACATTACGTACATGGCGGCGTTCTTAATTGCAACGGTGGAGCTTTATTCTATTTCGGAAAATATTAAACGCATAACAGGCGTAAACCTTGGCGTTTTAATCACACGTTTTTTTAATCGTTAAAATAAATAATATGCAGACTAATTTAAAAGAGGCATTGAAAAATGCAGATGGGATAAAGTCACCAATGGGTGACGTGGCTTGTTACTCAATGAACTTTGCGGAGCTTGCTTCGGAAATAAACGTTCATCTTGAGGGCAACAAAGTTAAATTCACCTGGCGCGAATATATCCAACTTGCTCAAATCATTTGGGACAAAATAAAGGAGACATCGAGGGAATGCGCTGGGAAGGAAATTTCTGTAAATTTACCTCCTAAGTTTTCTTTGGTTTCTGCAGCTTTTGCACTTATTGGATTCAAGCTATAAAGAAATAGGCGCAGCAGGATTCGCTACCTTATGCGTTTTACAGGGCGGTGCATTGACTTGCATCGCCCTTAAAAATATCAAAATATGAAAGCATCTAAATTTTGTGTTTTCCTTGACGCGGGTCATGGAGGCATTGACGCAAAGAAAAAGTTACCTTACAATTACACCACGTATCCGTCAAAGTGCGCTCAGCATAACAATGCAAAGTTTCACGGTTACGGTTGGTTCTTTGAAGGCGTGTTCAACAGGGAAGTTGCGGCAAAGATTGAGCAGTATTTAATCGACTGGGGATTTTCCGTGGTCCGCGTTTACGATCCTGTCTTGGATATTTCATTGACAAAGCGCGTGGCGAAGGCAAATATTAACGCTCAAAATTACGAAGATTCGTTGTACCTCAGCATTCACGGCAACGCGGCAACGTCGCCCAATGCAAGGGGTTTTGAGGTGTTCACGAGCAAAGGTAAAACAAGGTCGGACATTTACGCGGAGTTCTTGTTTAAAGAGGTTCAGGAGGCTTTTCCAAAATGGGTTTATCGCATGGATACCACGGATGGCGATAAGGACAAGGAGGAAAGTTTCTTTGTCATTACCCAAACCAATATGCCAGCGGTCTTAAGCGAAAACGGCTTCTTTACAAATTACCATGATGCTTTAATGATGTTTGACCCTGTGTTTCAAAATACGTTGGCTTTGTCTCATGCACGGGCAGTCGTGGATTACGCGAAGACGCAAGGGGTAATCTTTTAAATAAAAAAGGGCTGGTTCAAATGCCAGCCCCGATATACACATCAACAATTCAACAAATTAGTAATCAATCAATTATAAGTTTTATTAGCCTTGCGGCTGATTCTTTTAAAGTATCGGTTTCCTTTGCATGATAAAGTTGGTAACAAATGCTTATCATTCTTTCCTTATTCATTGATTGATAGGCAGGCATCGTCTCAGGAATCAAAGGATTCAAGTAAAAATTTATCACGGATTGTTTGCTATTTACCGTATCTGCAAAGCGAACAGGCTTCGGGCGCGCGTTGAAACATCTTTGCGCCTCCTTCCATTGTTCATTGGTTAAGCCGTCTGTTAATTCGTTATTTTTCATTTGTCTTTGTTTTATTTGTGTACAGCGTTATATGTTATTTCGCACATTATTGGGTGACGGCTTCTGTTGTATCCAACGGTATAACGGCTGAAACAGCTGTCACAAGCAAAATACTTTGCCATACATTTACCGCCATTTTCGGTGTGAGAATATTGAGAATCAGAATCTACTTTACCATCGCAAACAGGGCATTTATCCTCCAGGTACTTTTTCCATATCAAATCATGCGTATATTCTCTTTTCTGAGGCATCGTTTTTTCCCTTGTAAGATCCTTACAATCTTCACAGTACTCTCCGAGATTCATGTTGTTTGATTCAGAGCTGCAATTTTTACATATATAAATCATCTTTTAATATAATTTTTTGCCATAAGCGCAAGGAAAAAAGCGTCGATTTCGTCTTGACTTATTTTGGCTGGTTTAAAATCTGGTTCAAATTTCAGTCGCTCGCTTGCGACAACTTTCATAAATATATCTTTATTAAACTTTTTCCCCTTTGCCTCAGGGGAAATATTGTAAGCTTCAATATCGTGTTTCTTTATCCATTCATAAGCAATTCGCGAAGCGGCTTGGTTCATGCCAACATTTCGGGACAAACGGGAAAGGATCGCGCGGTTTGTTGAATTATTAAAAGTCAGATTCTGGAGGCTTGAATCTTCAACAAGAACAATGGGGTTTTCGTATGCCACCCAGGTTATAACGTCTCCGATGAAATCAGCAAACCTTTTATACTTTTTAAAAATCATGGTGCGGTCTGCAATGATGCAAACCGCCATGCCGCTTAATCTTAACGCTGGGTCAACGCCTATCAGTGTCCTCATTTGTTTTTAACCATTTTAATCATTTTTTTTAAACTATCAATTTCAGCTTCTTCGTAAGTTTCAAACAATTCAGGTACAAAGCAATATGTACTTGTTTCAATATTAAAAACTTGAGAAGCCCATTTAAAATTAAGCCTATAAATTGCGCCTTCTAACCTGTATTTTTCTCTAAAAAATCTAAGTGATTGAGAAAATGTCGGAGCTAAAATAATTCCTAATTTTTTGTTAAGCATGTAATTCATATCATTATCTATATCTATAGATAAATTTGTTCTTAATTTACCAGTAATATTATAATAATATGTAAAACAAGGTTCATCAAATCCCAATTCCTTAAGTGCCAAAGCTATTTCATAATTTACAAATTCTTTTATCATGATTATAAAGTTATTGTTTTAAATGAAGATACAAAGTTTTTTGCCGTTGTTCCCGTGGTTTCATTGTTTTCTTTTGCCTCAACCTTTACGCGTGGTTTCCTTTTACGCTTTGGTTTTGGCTCAGGTGCATTGATGCCATAAGCCTCAACGCCTTTGTCAACAAAGTTTATTTCAAGTAAGTAACCGAAAACAACGATGGTCCCAACAAAAAGAAACATGGTGATAAATTCACCTCCTTCGTACTTTTCCTGCAACCCGAAAAAGATTTCAACCAATGCGACAAGCGTCGCGCCCAGTGCAATCTTTGGAGGGTAGGTACTTCGCCCTTTGGTGGGGTTCAGGAAGTCCATGAAAACAACGGCAAAGCGTCCGAGTTGAAGGATACTGGCAGCAATGATCGCAAGCCAAAAGTCAATGGGTAAAAAGATAGCGGTAAGGTAGGCGTTAATGCCATAAGTTAAAACGATTGTTAAAAGCATAATTGTGGGAATGTTATCCGAAATTGATTCAAATGTCCATTTGAATTGTAAATTGTTGAAATTTTTTTCCATGATTAATTTGTTTTTTGTTGTGTGTAAAAAATAAGGGCAGCTGGGGGGGGCGCTGCCCTGTGAAAACAATTATTAAGCGTAAACAATTTCTTCGGTGAAAAATTTGCCGTCAACGTATTTTAAGCGGCGTGTTGGCAATTCGTTTTTATCTGCTTTCTTTGTTGCAGATGGACGGTAGCTTGTTTTTACAAGCGCATAAGCAATAACCCAAAGTTGCTTATCTGTGAATGTTGACTGGCTTGTTAAAATATTTAGAGCCAAAGATCCTTCAGGAAGGTAAGATTTGATTTCATTTACTTTTGTTGCAATTGCTTCTAATCTTGCCTCACTTACATAAGAGCCAACAGAACTAACATGATTTTTTGTTGGGTTAATAAAATTGATTGAGTTAAAAACCTCTTTTGCAGATAGTGGCGCAGATGCCACTTCTTCCTGTACGTCAACTATTGGAGCGTACCAAGCATTTTCGATTTTTCTTCCCTTATAGCCATTGTAACATGTGTGGTTCAAGTGATAATAAATGCCATTTTTTACGATAACCATTGGAGCGTCTTGTAATTCAATGCCATTTTCTGCAAAAAATTTATTTGCAGTTTTTTTGAAGATAACTGGCTTGTCATTTTTTACAGTCATTAAAGACTTTAAAGAAGATCTTAATTCATTTTTTGGTGCTGAGTAATTTAAAGCTGTCATTTTGTTTTGTTTTTGTTGTGTGAAATATCGTTTGTTTCTTTCGATATGTAAATATACAAAGTAATATTTAAACAAAAAAATATTTACAAAAATAAATACAAAATAATTTAAAATTCGTCTCTTTTGCCTTTCAATGGGTAATGGTTCTTTTTCAACTCCCAGAACTCAGCCATTAATGAAGCGCGAAATTTATAATCTCTATCGGTATGATAGCCACTTTTATACACGCATTTACAGATAGATTCATACAACTTAATTCCTTTAATCTTGTAATTTGCCTTCTTACATTCCGCGTATCTTCCTGAGTTCAAAACACCCGCCCAAAGTTTCATTCCTTCTTCCGTGGAACTTGCGCTCATGAACTTGGCGCGAATGTACTTATCACGTCCGCGAATGACCTCCCGTGTTTTGTAAGTAACCGACTTTTGATTTTTCAAAGCCTTCACGCCGCCAGCGTTGGCGTGTTTTCTCCAAAGTTCGGTTTCAACGCCTGAGGTCGTTGCCTCGATGATGAAAAAGGAATAGATCATGGAAACGGGGAAGTCTGTCAGGTGATGCACGTTCATTAACATGGATTCATAAGAATAAGCAAGCCATATACGACGCATTTTAAAAAGGTCTATTTTATCAAGGTTTCTGAAACCTTTGCCTTGCAATGTTTTCCGAAGTTCGTGTATATTCATTTTTCTTATTTCCCAGCCGTATGACCTTGAGCCATAAGCCTTTTCGTTGACCTCGCTTTTTTCTTCCTTTGCAGGAAAAGTAAGCGTGGTAATTTTGTGAACATACACGGTGTCGCGCTCAACGACTGGCACGAAGGAAGTATAATGGTACTGAGTATTTATTGGGGAATAAATCAACCCAACAACGAAGGCAACGCCAACGCCAGCGGCAACTTGGTAGGGGAGGCGTTTGTTCTGAGGAACGTAGGTTTCAATGATTGGCTCTTTCATAAAAATGTCTTTTTAATTATTTTTTCTCCAACAATAAATTTATCGTCTGCAACTTCAGGATTAACGTCGTAAGTAAATTCAACCCATCTGTAACCAACAATTTTTAATTTATTGTTGCCTTTTCCGTCTAATCGCATACCAGCAATAATTGGAAACTTTTGTACTTCTTTTTGAAAATTGTTATATAATTTCATGATTAAAGAATTACAGGTTCTGCGTAAAAATAACCGCCGTCATATTCGATGCTTTCGCTGCCTGGCTCAGCAATAACATTGCCGTCACAGTCGCGAACAAGTCCACCGTAAACAAATTCGTCCTCAGGAAAATAATCCTCATTACGCATTTTTTCGTAAAACTTTTCAACGGCTTCGCGCTTTGTGAAGGCTTCGATTTCGTAATTTAAATCTTGGTATCTTTTGGCATTGCCAAAGTACATGACGGCATAAATTGTGGTTTCCATTTGTTTTGTTTTTAATGGTAAATAATAAAGAGGGAGTTTACCCCCCTCTTGTTTTTTTTTATTTTTAGTTTTCATCCATAAATTGATGAAAAAGATTTTCAAATTCGTTCCATCCTGCCATTGTCATATATTCTATTTTATATTCTTTTTCGCTTATTTTTATAACTCTTGCTTCGCAAAAAATTGAACCATCTTGATTTATCATAAAAATACCAGTTAATCCATCTATTCTTGATGCCGATGGTTTATACCATCCTGAATTTGTACTATCTAAATTTATTCCTGTTAAACAAGCATCTAAATTTGTGTGAATAGTTGTTCCAGTCCATTTAGTCTCAGCTATTTTTTTAAGTGCTTTTACTTTTGCGTTGTTTTCTGTTGTTTTTGCTAAAGTTGTCATTTGGTTTGTTTTTGTTTTTTTTCAATACGTAAATTTAATATTAATTATTTGAATAAAAAAATATTTACAATAATAAAATAAAAAAAAATGTCCGCATCGAAAAACGCGGACATGAATTAGAACACTTTTAACAACTTACTGCTTACCTTATTTCCTGTATTCGCCAAACTTTGAAATACTAATCTCAAAGTTTTTCACGTCGATTTTTAATTCCTTGAATTGCTCCAAAGCCTTCTCCACGCTTTCGGCTTCAATGATCATTCTTTTGTCATTGTATTTAATTTCAAATTTGCTCATTAATACCAATTTTTTACAAGGTCAACAATATAATAAATAGCGAAAGCCAAGGTAATAATACCTCCAGCTGCAACGAAGATGCTGGCGGCATCTTTAATCAATTTTTTCTTTTCGTTTTCAGTTAGCATGATTTTTTTTGTTTTCTCGATAAATAGCCATTTTAGCTAATAATATATCCTTATTTTTTGCATAATAAATCCTATTTCGTTCTCTCATTTTTTCTAAATACTCGGGCGACCATTTTGTTCGCGCGTATTTCCTGTATTCATTGTTTTTTAACCGTCGTTTTTCTTTTATAAAGACGTTTAAATTCGCCTTCCATTTAACCATATAGGCGGCGCGCTTTGCCTTTTTTTCTTCGTCACTCATGTTTACTTTTTAATTTTCTTTCACGATAGGCTTTTGCTTTGATTTTCAAGGCTTCAATGTTGGCATAATAATAGGCAAGACTTTTGTCTTTTCTTATTTGCCTTTCTTCGTCGGTCAACTTCCAGTAATTGTCTTTATTCCTCAGCCGCGTTGCCTCCCTTCTTTTATCCTTTTGGAAGGCTGGCATATTACGGTAATATTCGCGGTCATACGCTCGTTGCTTTTCCCTTTCTTCGTCGGTCATGGCTGCTTGTTTAAATAATTCTTTGAGGCAACTGGATCTTTCCCTTGATTTGAATACTTGGCATCCAACTTTTTGTCATACGAAATATTTGGCATCTCGGAAATATCTTGATAAGTAAGCTGGGCAATTTTCATTCCCGCGTAAATCTTCAGCGGCTGAACCGTCAAAAGTTCCAATGTCCAATGCCCCTTGAATCCAACGTCGCCAAATCCTGCTGTCACGTGGACGAATAAACCTAATCTTCCAAGACTTGATTTCCCTTGGATAATTGGCACGTGTTTCAAGGTTTCCGTGTATTCCACCGTTGAGGCAAGGTAAACAATGCCAGGCTGGAGAATTATACCATCGTCGGGAATAATGATTGGTGCAGATGGGTTTTTCTTGCGCACGTCCAACACTCGCTCGGTGTAAAGTACCAGGGTATTTGAAAGAGTTAAATCGTAGGAATTGGTGCCAAGGTTCTCAGGGTTAAATGGCTCAATAACGATGTTGCCTTCGCTAATTTCGTCGTTAATTGTCTTGTCGGTTAAAATCATTTTGTTTCGTATTTTTTGCGGTTATCAAATTCCTTTTTTGTAAAATAATATTCGGTAAGCATTTGGGCATTGCATTGCAAGTGCGCGGCGTGCAAACAACCGTCCTCAGGGTCAATGTCCTCACCCAGGCGAATGGCTTCAAGGTGACGCAAAGCGGAGGCGATAACTTCAGTCCACGGCATACCCTTTTCCCAGTTGCCAGCAGGATATTTATCCAACCCCTTTGTCCAGACTTTAGCACATTCACGGTGAGCCAACGGGGGAATAAGGTCGTATCTGATTTTTTCATCGTTGAACCTCAGCCCCCTTGCGTCTGACTTCATAATCTTTTTCAATTCATTTTCGAAATCTTCGGTTATGTTATCCATAATTGTAATCATTTAAATACCTTTCATAAACCTTACTTATTTCCTTACAAGTCTGCTCAATAAGTACAATGGCTTTGAGTAAGTCATCCATTTCAAAGGTATGGTTTAATTCGTAACTTTCACCCGTAAAAGATAAGCCGTTTTTTGTCATCTTTGTTCCCAGCCAATTGATTTGGCTTTCTGGAATCGTGTCACCGTTTACAAACATTGCCAGGGCGTACACTTTCATTTGAAGGCTTGTTTTCAACGTCTCCATTGTCCACGGTTTTCCTGAGGTTTTAAAATCAATAACCCGGTTGTTCTCCCTGTCCCATGCGTCGATATAACCAACGACTTGAATATCGTTAATACTCAGGCTTATTGGTTTCTCAGCCTCCAAACCTTTGAAGCCTTGTATTTTGTCAATGTAAAAATCGGGAAAGGTTTCCATGATTATGCCGTTTTTGATAAACGCTTCCGTATCCTCGGCAAAGCGCTTGCCAAAATCCATGTAAATGGATGGTTCTTCGGGAATGTTTAAAAAGTAACGATTGATGTACTTTTGACGGTCACTGTACCAAAGGTTTATTTGGCTAACTGATATATATTTTTTTGGTAGTAGCATGGTTATTTTTTTTTAAAATGGGAATCTTTCTTCGCTTATAAGTCCATCGGTATATTTAACGCCTTCTTCGTAGCCTTTTTCAAATGCTTTAGCAATTTCCTCAGCATACATTTTCTTTGCCTCGTTTAAAGCATCAACAATGGCTTTGTATTCGCTTTCGTAAAACTCGGAGGCGTCCAATACCTTGTCATAAAAGTATTCCAACGACGTTTCTTTTTCTTCTTGGTTTTCCATTTTTCTTTTGTTTTGCGGCGCGGTAAAACCCCAGCCATGTTACAGGCTGGGGAAAAAACGTACCAAATTGATTAAAAATATTTTCCTATTTGAATAAATATCGTGGCGGCGGCAGGTTGCGCCTGAGCAGGCTCAAGTCCTGAGGCTTGCAACTGGTGAAATATGTCGGCATATACCGAGGTCATAAGCGTGGCTTTCTCCGTGATTTCATCAAGTGTCATTTTACCGTTGTTTTTAGGGGGTACATTTGCCGCCTGTTGCACGTTTGCGCCTTCGGTGGGTGTTTGTACCTTTTCAGGTATTTCGTTCGCTGTGAGCATATCAAACGCGACCTTGTAACTTTTTCCGTCGTGAATGATGGTAACGGCGTCGTCTTTTTTCAAAGCCATTAACTTTGTATCGTCTGGTTTTCCGTAAACGCGGATGTCCGTACCGTTGTCTAATGTGATTGCGGCGTTAATGGATGGTCCATATTGACCCTCGAACACTTTTCCCGCCGTGTATTTAACCCTGCCTTTTAGAATATTCATTTCCTGCTTGAATTTGAAAATTTTGAGAATCGTACCACATTTGTTTTTTGTGGTCACTTATTGCCTTCCAGTCTATTTCCTGAGCGTAACTAATCTTATTTCCTGTGTAAAAGTATTTTTCAAGTTCACCGACTCCCCTTTGCCTCCACCATTTTTGCAAGTGCTTTGGTTCAACGATATGGTTGGGACAAATGCTTAATGAGGCATTGAGCGCGAAGTCTTGTATATTAATCATCTTGATTCGGTTATTTGTTGGCATTTAATAATCGCGATTTTGCAACAAGCAATAACTTCAATTCTTAGTTTATTAATCGCAGTATCCAAAACCCTTGTTTCATGAGCCTCCAATGTTTCAAGCATCGTTTTTATACAATCAAGGTAATGATCGTGCTTCGCTTCATTATGCCAACTAACATAAGCCTGAATCATTCTTTGAGAGTAAATCCAAAAATCAAGAACAATCCAAAAGTCGGCGCGAGCCTCGTTTCTTAATCTTTCGTTTTCGCCTTCAAGATACACGATGCGTTCCTCGTAATAACGGGTAAGAGCGTTGTTTGTAAAAGTGCTTTCAATGTTTTCCATTTTGGTTTGTTTTTAAAGTGATTGATTTGTTAAAATTGTCCAGTCCATTTCGTTCTCAGCAACAAGAGGCATGAGATTGTAACGGTTGATTTTTGGATATAACTCCAAGTCAATGTCATGCGGCTCAAATGTCCAGCCGTGGATCTCCATGTTATCCTCAGGGGAATGCATTGACGTTTGTCCGTACAAGCCGAAGCCGTGGGAGAAGATCACGTGTACAAAGTGACCCAGCTTTTTATCGAGGGTACATTTGCAGGTGTATTTTGTAATATTCATTTTGGTAAGTTTTAAAATATTTTCAATACGTAAATTTATATATAATTATTTGAATAAAAAAATATTTACAAAAATAAATTAAAAAAAAGTGAGGCATAATTTCTATGCCCCACCAAAACAAAACCAAATTATGAAACTTATCTTAATAACACCTTGCGCCAGACGGCTAACTTGTAAGCAAGTGCGCGGGCACGTGGCATATTTCCTTCCTCAATTTTTCTCATGTGGTTCTTCCTGTCAATCATATTATCTGAGTCGGGCTTTTCATTCTTTGCCATTTCCTGAGCCTCAAGCCACAAGGCTTCCTTTTCGCCTTCCTTCCATTCATTGATATAACCACGCTTAACGCATTCATCGTACCAAAATACCGGTATTTCTTCCAGCGGCTTTTGAAAGTTTTTCAACTTGTTATCAAAGTCCTTATCGTATTCCTCAGCCACTTTTCCCAGGCGTTTAATGCGATCTTCTTCTTCTTTCTTCGCCTGAATGTCGGAATCCATGGCATAATATATCTTTTTCCTCCAGGTAATGTACGCGGTCAGGATTCGCCCAATGGCATGAAGGTCAACTTTGCCATAAAGTTTATGGTCATTAATATCAAGTTCTTGTTTCGCAAACTTTTCAAAAGCAAGTTTAATTTCATCGACGGCAAGTAATTTGTAATTTGAAATAAATTCCGTAACCTCCATCAAGTGTTCAGGCTTTGGCTCAATGCCATACACCGGGAGAAGTTGGCTTAATGTTTGGGCAATCTTCGGAATAGCTTCCTTTGTACCCGTTTTAAAAATTCTTAATTCGCGGTTTTGGATAACAAGCTGAACATCTTGTATCTTTTCTTCCACGCGATTGGCAATCATTGGTAAGTTGTTCATAATTGGTTGGTTTTTTAATCTTGAAACTTTGCCATCCTTTCGGCAAGCAATTCTTGAAGCCTGTCATTATACGCTTTGTCCTTTGCCGCTGGGCTTGTCGTTTGGTAAGCCGTGAATATCTTTGAGGCTTGTCCATAAATGTTTGCTATGGTGAAATTTGCCCTCAGCCATTTGTCATTCAAGTTCCACGCCGCTTGAATAAATACCTTCAATGCCTCAATGCTATCGCCCTGCCTGTCTATTTTGTCAATGTAACGCATTAAGTAAACCATTTGCCCCGCGTCTTTGGGCATCATGATATAATTTCCGTTTTGGTCAGTTGGGTACGCGGCACCGGATAAGTTTTCAAACGTTTGGCAAAACACGGAAAAGGCGGCGTAAGTGGGGGAGGGTTGGCGTTCGGCTTTTGGCTCGGCGCTTTCTTCTTTTCTTTTCGCGGAACTTTTCTTTTCTTCTTTTTCACTTTGCAACTTAGCAACAACGGTAAAGGGGTTTACTTTGGGGCTTTGGTTAATTTCATTTTCATTAATTGTAATTTTTTCAAATTCGGTAAAATCAGAATGATTTTGAAAAGATATATCTATTGTATTCTTTGAAGTATTCTCTGTTGTATTCTCTGTATTACATTCGTTAAATTCACCATTATACTTTTGTGATTTTAACTTATTAAGTTTAGTGGATTTCACTAATGTATTTTCGTTAATTGCATTTATCAACAATGCGACATTTATGTCGTAATGTGTTTTGGCAGGAATGCCATGAAGGGTAATCATTATAAACGGAAGCTCCTTTAATCTTGATTTCGCACCCCTCAATTCATTTAATGATAACATTGTTTCCTCCATGATTTCAGCGTCACTTTTGTAAAATTTGCGACCTTTGACGGCTGAGTACCAATACATGATTTGACTTAAAAGTAATCCAGCGTTAACGCTTCCAGTCAACTTTATGTAAATCGGGTAAACCGCTATCGGTCTTTGATTAAGGTTTATTAAAATATCTTTCATATAGCATATTTTAAAAAGGCGCAGGTATTAAACCCGCGCCCAATTTTATTATTTTTGTAAAATAATCCTTGTTTTACCTTGGTTTCTAAAATTGTAAATATGCTCAATGTTTGCCATTATAACACTCATTGTTGAACTTCTCCTGTGTTGGTCAGGATAAGTAGTTGCCTTTTTTACAAATTGATTTAAATTAAATTCAGGATTACTTATACATCTATTTAAACTTCTTAAGTAAGCAATTATCATAACATCTGGAATAACTGTTTTAATTTTTCTTGCGGCATTAAAAATATACTCAGCTTTATTATTAGGATCGAATTTATAATACCCTTTTCTAATTAAATCGCCTTTTTCGCTATTGCCTTTTGAGTAAATATCTCTAGTACTATCAAGGCTTGTTAATTCTGCGCAAATCATTAATCCAAAATCTTTATTAGCCTCGTAAAATTCTTGTAATCTAATATAATCTTTATATCCTAAATCGCAGTAACTTCTAATATAGTCTGCTATTGACCAGTTAGATTGATTTCTGTTTAGCGTTATGGCTGTTTTTAAATCATAATTATTTACTTTATGGTAGTAAATAATTGAATTTAATTTTTTTGCAGCCATTAATCTGTGTTGACCGTCTATAACTTCGTAATTTTCGTTCACAATAATTGGCATTTGTAAAAATCCATTTTCCTCTATAGATTTTACCAACCTTTCAACATTTGCTAAATTAATGTTTCTATTTCCTTCCAGAATTTTAAAAACACTAAGATCATTAGTTGAGTGAATCTGTAAATCATTTTGGCTCATCGCTGGTATTGCGTCCGCCAAAATTGGATTTGATTGTAAATTTAACATATAAAAAATTTAAGAAATTACAAAAAAAAATGCCAACGAGTAGCAGTTCGTTGGCAAAGGTTAGAACAATGGTTTGTTCCAATTTCCTTTTGAATACCTGCTACGCCATTCAAAAGGATACGTAAATATACAAAATATTAATTACTTTCTCCCTCTTTTTTTCCACGGCGGATTCCCCAGTGCGCTTTGCATTTCCATGTATTTTACCACGGCTGGCGGCGTTTCGTATGTCACAGACGGAAATTCATTTCCCTCTGTGAAAACCTTGTCCAATGCTTCTTTTATGAAATTTGCCATAATTTACTTTTTCTCCTGTTTAACAAATAACAACCCCCACGGCGTTACCTCCGTTGCTTCCCTCAGCAAGTCAAAACCGTGCCTTGCAAACGTGGCAACCCATTCGTCTTTCTGCTTCAGGTTAATATGTCCCCATTCAATGTCAAACGCTGGATCAGCTGAGGCATGAGGCGTGGATGTGAAATAAAAATACTTGTTACAGGCTTTGTAAAGGATTGGCATGACAAAGGAAATTTGTTCGTCGGTCATGTGTTCAAATACCTCCGTGGAATAAATGGCATCGTATGTGCCATGCGTCTTCAATTCATACCTTCCCAGTTGGTACTTTGTCACCCATTTTGCAAGTAAATATCTATTTGGGTCAATCCCCTTGCTTATTGCAAATTCTCTTTCATACGGGTTAATGTCATACCCAACGTGTTTATACAAGCCCACGCGCTGGCAGGCTGATAAAAAGAATCCAAGTCCTGAGCCGAACTCAAACACGGATTCGCAACCCATGATTTGCAAAACCCTTGCGCCGTTGGTATGCAAGTTTACAAGGGGTTCATAATCCGTGGTTGTAAAACCAAGTTCCACGGATTTGTCAAAAAAGAATTTGTTATCAATCATTTGTTTTGTTTTTATCATTTTGTTGACGTCAACGAAATGGTATAATTTAAGAGAGGTTAAGAGAGATTTAATTAGAGATTTAAGAGAGGTTAAAAATTTACACCGTTCCATCCCTTTATCAACGCACGGTGCCAGCATTGCTCAACCTTCGGGTGGTAAGTTGTGGTACAATACAGACTTTAGAAATATTACCACCATCTATTTCACTCTAGTTTAATGTCTGCCATTTGTAGGGCAACAAGGGTGGGATTTGAACCCACAATGTCAGCCGCGGTCGCCGCTTTGCGTTACCCATCCGCTACCTTGTTAACCTGCAAGTGAAGGAATCTAATCTTCGTCTTTTTGCCGTCGCAAAACATTTTAACATTAAACTAACTTGCACCACAAAGATACAAATATATTCTTAAAAAATATTTTAAATTTGATAACAAAAATAATATTATCTTTGCAGAAAGAAAAAATACAATGATAAAATTAATAGTTGCGGGTCGCCTTGGTACAGATGCTGAAATCAAGTCCGTTGGTGATACAACCGTTTGCTCCTTCTCCGTGGCTCATACGGAAAAGACATTTGGAAACAATCCCACGGAAAAGACGGTTTGGGTCACTTGCTCAATGTGGGGTGAACGTGGTTCCAAACTTGCGCCACACTTGCTAAAAGGTACGTATGTCGTGGTCGAAGGAACAGGCGGCGTGAATGCGTACATGAAAAACGGAGAACCGACGGGAATCATTCGTTGCGCGGTGAACAATATCGAGTTTGGAGGCAAGGCAACGGCAGGGGAGAACACGTCTGGCGGTTATGTTAATCCATTGACAAATCCAGTTGTACAGGAATTAAAAAAAGAATTAAACGCTGACGAACCATTCCCATTTTAATTATGACACCTGAGTATCAAAAGCAGTATCGGGAGAATATGACCGAGTACCAGAAGCAAAAGCAAAAGGAATATTTTAGGCTTTATCACCAGAACCAACCACCTGAAAAGAAGGCTGAGAAAAGGATTAAGAATCAAGCGTGGTATCAAGCCAACAAAGAGAGGGTAAATAAATACCAAATGGAACGTTATTACAGATTAAAAGAACAAAAAAATGAATGTGAATAAACCAGCCGCCGCCGTGTTTTCGGTAAGCTATCGGGACGAAAAAATAAGAAAAAAATTGCTTGATTTGCAATTTCAACTCTGGAAGGAAACCAATGTCAAGCACTCGATGGAGGAGGTGTTAAACCTTTTATTGGATAATTACCAAAAGCATAATAAATGAGGTTAGGCATTGTAACCAATTTAACCAGCCCAACGACTGATTATTACCGGTCGGTCAATCCATTTATGAGGCTTCGCTCCCAGATGGTAAATCTTCATATTACTTACCTCAATCCTGAGACGGTAAAATGGTACGATTTTTACGACGTTGACGTTATCCTCTTCCAACGCCCCAACGGCGACGGGATGTTATCAATGATCGCTGAGGCAAAGAAGATGGGTAAAAAAATCATTCTGGATCACGACGATTTATTGCATGAGGTCAACGCCGCGAATCCAGCGTCGGCACATTTTGGGAAAACTCAAGTCAAAGAATCGGTTGAAAAGGCTTTCAAGTATGCGGATTATATCATTGTATCAACGCCTTACCTCAAAGAGTTTTATAAACAATTCTTTGACGAAAGTAAAATAATGGTGATTCCCAACGCCATTGACTTTCAAGTGACGCCACTTTGTCCCGTGTCACCTGATAAACTTGAGGCAAAGATTAAGCGGGTTTTGTGGCGTGGCTCCATGACGCACATTGAGGACTTGAAAACCGTGGATACGTTTTGGCATTATGTCAGCAGCCGCAAGGACACAGAGGTTGCGTTTATTGGAATTCCTGAATGGTTGGGAAAAACATTGTATCCAAATGTCAAGGTCATACCGTGGAATAATTCATTATTTCAATACTTTGAATTAATCAAAAACAGTGCGGCACATTACGCCGTGTTCCCGTTGACGAATGACAATTTCAATCAAAGTAAGTCAAATAACTTTGCCATGGAGATGCTTGTCACAGGTTGCGTACCGTATGCACCAAAGGAAATAACGGAGTTCAATGTTCCTGGCGTTCGGTTGTACGAGGGCAACGACGATTTAAGCGGACAATTTAAAGAGGCTTTGGAAAAGGATGGTAATTATTTTAATCATTTGCAGGCAGGCAGGAAATGGCTTTTGACTGAGCGAAATTTGCTCACCGTCAACAACAAACGTAAACAAGTGTTAAAAGGAATATGAAGGGAAACGTAAAACAATCACCTATTGATTGGTTAAAGAAGGAATTAACCGAAAAGGATTACAACCTTGCTAAAAAGACTTTTCTGCAAATTGACGAAAGTCTGGAAGGCATATTTTTGAAAAACATATTTAAGGAGGCAAAGATTAGGGAATTTGATAACATGGACAATTTTTCCAAATGGCTTGTAAACAATGAATGGGAATTGAATTATACAAATGGCAACTGGGAGAAATTAGACGATGATATACAAATATTATCATTTAGTGAACTTTACCAACTCTTTTTAAAAAGCAGGGAGGCATGAACAAAGACGGACTTTTAATAACCATTGTAGATGAATGCTTAAAAAAGGCAAGGGAAATGCACGTTGAAACAATGGACGAGTTTTCTCAATGGCTTGTAAAAGAAAAATATATTTTAAATTACCTTAACGGCAAATTGCAAAAGCCAAAAGATGAACAAAGACCAATGTCCGAACTTTACCAACTCTTTTTAAAAAGCAAGGAGGCATGATAATCGAAAAAAAGCAAATTGCCGATTTAATACCAGCGCCTTACAATCCACGGCAAAGCACGGCAAAGCAGGAAAAGCATTTGAAGGAGAGCCTTGAAAAGTTTGGCATGGTTGAACCTATTATTTTTAACAAGCAAACGGGGTACATCGTCGGCGGTCATTTCCGTGTCCGTGAGTTGAAGAAGCTTGGCATCAAGGAAATTGAATGCGTTATCGTGGATTTGAATGAGGCAGATGAAAAGGAATTGAATATTCGATTAAACGCAAACACGGGGTCATGGGACTGGGACACACTTGCGAACGATTGGGACGTGGTGGACTTGGAGGCGTGGGGCTTGGAGATACCGTTTTACGATGAAGAAGTCAAGGAGGAACAAAGCAAAGAGGAAGAGGATTTTAAGACACTTGAATTAAACTTCAATGCTTGGGATTATAAAAACGTGGTCGCAAGGTTGAAACAAATAGACAGCAAGTCACTTGAATCTGCATTGATTAAGGCACTTGAATAACAGACGAAATACAGACGGATGGCATTTCCACATGACGGCAAAAAAATGAAGAAAGGGGAAACGTTAAATAAAAACGGTCGCCCCAAGAAGCTCCCAGCCCTTGACCTTATCATGGCAAATGTAATGGGTCAGGAGAAAGACGGCATCACGGCTGCCGAGGCAATTATCATGAAGCTCAGGGAACAGGCGGCAAAGGGTGATATCAAGGCGGCTCAGTTGCTCCTTGACAGGGCATACGGGAAGGCAAAGCAAAACATTGATATCACGACGCAAGGGGAAAAGGTGACCGTGCCAACGATTATATTTACAAAGGATGGAGATAAAAGTCAGTGACAAATACCAAGCCCTTTGGCAACCTCGGACGCGTTACTTCCTTATCACGGGTGGACGTGGTTCGGCAAAGTCTTTTACCGTGGGGCTTTGGGCTTGTAATATGTTATTAGCCTATAAGAATTGGAAGGTACTTTTCACCCGTTACACGTTATCAAGTGCTAACATTTCCGTGATTCCTGAGTTCAGGGAAAAGATTGACTTGTTGGGCGTGGGTGACGAATTTAATATGACCAACGCGCAAATAAGCCACAAGGTCACAAAGAGCGAAATAATCTTTTCAGGAATCAAAACAAGCAGCGGAAATCAAACGGCAAAGTTAAAGTCAATACCCGCGTTAAATGTATTTATCGTGGACGAGGCTGAAGAATTTGTAAGCGAAAAGGACTTCGATACAATCGACGAATCAATTCGTATGCCTGATACGCCAAACCTTGTTATCCTGGTGATGAACCCGCAGGACGTGGAACATTGGATTTGGAAACGTTGGTTTGAAAAGTCGCACCGCATGGAGACGATTGACGGACACATGATACCGATAAGTACGCATGAAGATATAACGCACATTCATACAACGTACTTGGATAACATTCATAACATAAGTAAGGATTACATCGCAAAGATTGAGGCAATAAAAACCAAGTCACCTGAGGCATACGCGCACAGGTTTCTTGGTAAATGGCTGGATAAGAAGCAAGGCGTTGTATTTCCAAACTGGGTGGAAGGCGAATTTGATAACTCTTTGCCTTTTGCCTACGGGCTTGACTTCGGGTTTTACCCCGATCCTTTGGCATTGGTCAAAGTCGCGGTTGATACCACGGCAAATAAGATATATGTGAAGGAAATCATTTACGAACAAAGCCTTTCATACGACATGGTATTGACAAAGATTAGGAATAGCATTGAACTTGATGCCATGGTTGTGGCTGATACAAGCGAACCACGGTTGATAGACGCGCTTGCCTCAAATGGTATCAACGTGCATAAGACGGAAAAGTACGCTGGCAGCGTGGTTGACGGAATAAAACGAATGCTTGATTTTACCATTGTGGTTACTGAGGAATCGTATAATTTAAAGTTTGAATTAAGGAATTATATTTGGAATGACAAGAAATCTTCAACGCCAATGGATATGCATCAGCACGGGCTTGACGGAGTTCGCTATGCCTCGCTTCGTTTAATGCAAGGCTCGGATTCACTTGCGCACAATTAAAAACACATGGAAAAACAAACGACGGTTGAATTTTTAGCAAGGTTTCCTGAAGTTTTAGGTAAATCAGATACAACAAGTTCAAAAGATATATTAATAAATCCTATTAATCAAGGCAAACAAATGACACCGAAGGAAAAGGCAAACGAATTAGTAGATAAATTTAGAAATGAAATAACCTCATTTTTAGGCGATAACATGAAAAAAATTAATGCTAAAAAATGCGCGTTAGTTGCCGTGGATGAGTTAATAAAAATCCATTATCTTTTAACGACTACACACGACACATCCCCTTCCATTAATTATTGGCAAGAAGTTAAACAAGAACTTGAAAACCTATGACACCGAAGGAAAAGGCAAGGGAATTGCATTTACAAATATATGACCAACTGCCATACAGGCATAATGTCACGGGTGAATACGATGGCTTTAAAAAGGCAAAGGAAATTTCATTGTTTTTAACCGAACAAATCATAAGTAACAATCAAACGATTTGCGGACAACTTGGCTCAGACGTGGACGAAAATACGGCGTACTGGTGCGAAGTTGAACTGCATTTAAAAAACATAATAACGAAATGACAAACAACGAAAAGGCTCACTATATCATTGACTTGATTAAGGTGATAACACTTGAAATTGAGGAATACCCCATGCGAAGGAAACAACTTCTTTTGCTTCGTTCTCACTTGGAAAAGGCGGTACGGTTGACGGGCACAGGAATGTACAGGGAATTAAAAAGACCTGAATCATTGCCATTGGTGAGCCATGAAAAAGTATTAACCCCAGAGGTTAAAGAAAAACCAAAAAACATTGAACCAAGTTCAAATATCGCAGATAATATTCCCGAACCAACAAGAAAAAGCAAACGCAAATAATGGTACAATTTCATTTATCTCATTCCGATAAAAAGTATTTTTATCCTGAGACGACAGCGGATATAACATTGGAACAATACGTTTATTTTCATAAGTTTATTTTACCCGAATACCCTGAGGTTGAACTTGATGCATTGATTGCGCAAAAGCAAATGAACTCGGCGTATGAAAAAATTAAACCGTATGCAAAGAAGTTGGGCATTGACTTGAAAACAACGCCGACGGACGTCGTGCAAGAATTGGAAATAATCCTTTTGACAGATAATGTCAAAGACAATGTTCGCCGTTTCCTTCCAGCATTGATTGACCAATATAATGCAAATCAAAAGGCATTAGACGAGTGTCTTGAAATCATGGACGAAGTCTGGGAGGCGCAAGTAAAATACCCGTACATGGCAAAGGTGGTAAACTATTTCACGGGCATTCCTTTGGATGCTTGTTATGGCAAGGTTGCCGAAAGTCTGGAGCTGAAATATTTAACCTTCATGTTCTCAAAGATCCTCAATGCGATAAGTGTACCTGAGGAATTGAAATACAAACAAATTTACGATTTCAATGACACCTTGTATTACCTGCCTGATAAGCTAATGGCAAAATCCACGTTGCTTGAATTCGCGGAAGCAGCCCAATTTGACAAGGGGCGCAAGGCGATTGAAAACAATGATGCGCAAGGCTTGCTTCATGTTATCGCCGTGTTGCTTAGGAAAAAGGATGAGGCATATAGTGACGAGGTATTTCAACGTAATTGCATTGACTTTTTAAAATTGCCTTTACAAGTTGGCTTTGAAATTGGTTTTTTTTTGACGAAGTTAAGCGAGAGTTATCAAGTCGATTTGCAGACCTCTATGCTTCGCAAGGCGATAGAAAGTATGCCAGCGCTTCAAGACAATTGAATGACAAATACGGTTGGTACTTGACAATAAAGAAAATAGCTGAGTGCGGCTTGTTTAACTTGGCAGGCTTGACCCCCTTACAATCAAGCGAAAGGGCAAATTTGTACGAGGTATTTCAATACCTTGCGAGCAAAGCGGCAGAAGATAACTTGTATCATGAAATACAAAAGCAAAGTAAAAAATGAATATTAGGGAAATAAGCGACGTTTTTAAGGACACGGCAGACGAAATAACGGCGATAAAAAGTTACAATTTCGGTTGGGCTTCCGACCGCGTGCGACAAGGAAACACGGAGGACTTTCAGGAGTTGAACGAGTTCCCCCGCATTTTCTTTTCCGTGCCAACGATTACAGGGTCAGACCAAACGAGGAAACAAGATACGTATCAAGTGACTTTGTTCTTTGACGATTTGCTTGGTTATGACAATGAAGGCGATGAAGACCCGACGTTACAGATAGACAAGTGGGCAAATCTTCAGCAGTATGCAAATTATTTCATTCAACGGTTGAATAAGATAAAACAAAGCATTTTACCAAACTACCTTTTTATTCCTGAGGCACCGTCGATTACTTTTGATTCCTTTACGGGTATTCAAAGAATGATAACCGTACAACTTAGCTTTAATTTGGTTGTACCTACCAACTGTGACCCAGGCGTTATAACGTTGGTTCAGTGCATTGCCAACATTGTAACATCGAGCAACTTAACAGCATCGTTGAAATCAATCATAAAATTTGCCGCAAGTTTGGAAGGCAGGGCAACGGTGACCGCTGACATTGCCCTTGTTCAAAAGGTTGCATCTTCACTGAATGCCTTCGGCACATTGACGGGTGACATTACTTTTGTTAAAAATATGCAAGCCGCGTTAAATGGCACGGCTGCCTTGAGCGGTGGAATAAACTTTGTGCAAAAGCCTGAGGCTTCATTGAACGCTTTTGGAACATTGGTAGGTGATTTGAAAATTGCAAAGACTTTTGAATCATCTTTAAATGCAAATGGCACATTGGTATCCAATGCAACCATTGCAAAGAACTTAGCATCCTCGCTAACTTCATCTAACTCCCTTGCTGCAAGTGCCTTAGTATCAAAGTTAGCAAGTGCATCATTGACAGGGGCAGGGACAACGGCAGCGAATTTGACGGTGGGTGGAGCTTTTGACGCAGACGCACAAGCCTTCTTTAACCGTGTTACAACGGCTGGGGGAACATTATCAGCAACTGAACAAAACGCGGTTAATACTTTGGTACTTGCGTTAAAGGCAGATGGCATTTGGACAAAGATGAAAGCCATTTACCCAATGGTGGGAGCAAGTGCGGCAGCGTGTGCACAGAATTTAATGAGCGCAAGTTTTACGGGAACATTTAGTTCTGGATGGACATTTGCAAGTACGGGAGTTACGCCAAATGGTACAAGTGCTTTTATGAATACCGGGTTATCCCCGACAATTTCTTTAACAAATTATAGCGCTCATTCTTCGGTATATAATAGGTTAACTGGTAAGAATTCTGGTTTTGATTTAGGTATCACAAATGCGACCGGATTTAATGAGTTTTTGTTAGCATCCCGTAGATCTGGTCAATCAATAAGCGCATTTTATGACTTTATTAATGGGAGTTCGCAAGTTATTGTATCTGGAGTAACTACTGGTCAAGGCTTTTTTAATGGCTCAATAACAAGTAATACAAGTCAAAAATTATATAAAAATGGTACAAGTATTGGAAGTAATTTTACTTTAAATAGTACAACTCCTTCGAATTTTCCTATTTATTTAGGAGCTGTGAACCTCCAAAATTCATCTGCCGTAGAATTTACACAAAATCAATATGCTTTTATGTCCATAGGTGACGGCTTAACCGACACCGAAGCAGCTAATTTTTACACGCTTGTTCAAGCATTTCAAACAACTTTAAATCGCCAAGTATGATAGGATATATTTTAACAGTTGAACAAAAACAAGAAATACAAGGTGTATTTTTTACAGATAGCATATTTTTTAATTGCGTTCAAGATATTAATGGAACATGGTTTTTATTCTTATCTCAGCAAGATATTGAAATTTTACCAACTGAATTTCAATACCTTTTGACATTACCAACGGGAGAATATGTTCCACCTGAATCAAGTTTTCCAATATAAATTAACCATAACTAAAAAATAAATATCATGGCATTTTCAAATTATTTAGAAGACCAAATCACAGGGTGGATAAACGGCTCTGCCTTCGCTTCCGCTCCCACATCTACCTTTGTTCAATTGTATTCACAAGACCCAACTGACGCAGGCTCTGCCACAGGTGCATTGTACACACGCGTTGCCGTGGCAGCAGGTGGATGGACACGGGGAACAGGTGGCGCAGGGACATTGACAAACACGGCAGCGATTACGATTACATCAAGTGCAGCATCGGGCGCAACGGCTACGCACGTGGCAGTGTTTGATACCATCACGGGTGGAAATATGTTATTTGCAGGCGCGTTGACGGCAAGTAAGACCATTGCAACGGGGGACGAGGTGAAATTTAACGCAAGTGCATTGGCTTTGACAGTGGCATAAAAACACGGTAGCCCTTCGGGGTTACCTCTTTTCATTATGGAGAAAGAGCTGCAAATTTTAGCGGATGACATTGCGCAAATGGCTATTGAAGCCGTGGCGAATGAATGGAAAGCGCAAGGGCATAACTTGACAGGCTCAGCCATAAAGAACATGGAAACGGTTATACGATTCCAAACAAATGAATTAATCATTGAAGGCTATGTTCCAGAGTATATGGCAATCAATAACAAAGGGGTACTTGCAACAAAGATTCCTTATTACCCAGGCAGCGGACGAAAGGAAAGCGAGTACATTAAAGGCTTAATGAGATATGCAAAACAAAGGTTTGGCGCATCGGATAAGGAATCTAAATCAATTGCCTTCGCTATTGCAAGTAAACATAAAAAGGAAGGGATGCCAACGATTAAAAGCCAAAAGCATTCAAAGACGGGAAAGCGGACAGGCTTTATTGAAGAAGCGCTTGATAAGAAGGAGGCTGAAATGGCTGAGTTGATAAACAGGGCGATTACATACAGCATTGAAACCACGGTTGAAACATTTTACAAATCAATTTTAAACAGATGAGTTACACGATAAACCCCGATACCATTTCAAGTAGCCTTTATCCCGTGGCGTTTCGTTCCATTGAACCGTCTGGGGTTATTCAGCAGCAAGTCAATGTTTATCTTGATGGAACATTGGAAGGTTCTTTCTTGGCGGCTCAAACGGGAACAAGTGGAACTTCGGCGGTGTTTGACACAAATGTCCAATCGTTCTTGATTACTCAGCTTGCACCAAAGACAAACGCCAAAACAAGTTTCTTCGGAAACCTTTACGGGTTCAGTCTTACAAATAATACCGACGTTATTTCATCATTGTATTGCACGGCGTTTAATCAAACGATTAATTCATCGGGCTTCGTAGTTACCTCCACGGCAGCGCAAAGCAGCACCACGGCATACGTTTTGCCTTCATTGTTTGTGGATGGGGAATACGACATGGGGGATTTTTATCAACCCTCGGCAAATCCTTTTTTATTCCTGACACAAAGGAATGATTTTATAAAATGCAATTCCTCGGGTAACATATTTTTAAGTTACATCGGGCGTGGAACAAACGCGGCTCAATTTGAATTTTATTTAAAGTCTGGAAGTTCAGCCGTTACGATTGTTGACAATTTAAATTCCACGGCAAACAATGACTTATATTCTTTGTCCGCTGGCGTATCAAATATATTTGGAAGCAGTGCCATTTTTCACGCTGGCAATTTTCCAACCAATCCCGACCTTTACGATTATTACGATGTCTCCGTTGGTGTTTACTCAGGGACGTACACGCGCCTAAGCGAAAGGCAAAGAATTTACATTTATCCTAATTGCAACGATAACATTGAGCTTCATTGGTTCGGTAAGCATGGAGGCGCGGAAAGTTACCAGTTTACAGGCTTAATGATTGATAAGCAAACGAGCAACGCGGATACGATTAATCTTGCGCAAAGGTGGAACATTGCCGCAAGTCCAAAAGCTAACACGTTTGACAAAAATGTTATTAAGGTTAATCAAAGGTCAAACAAAAGTAAGACAGTCACGGTGGCGGTAAGTCATGAGGATGCGTTGTACATTGCCACAATGTTTAATTCTCCTGAGGTGTACATTATTGAAAATGGGAAATACGTTAATGTAACCATTGCCAACGGGGAGATAAACACGGATAACAACAGGGCAACCGACATTGGTGTTTCATTTGAAATCATTTATCAAAATACGCCAGTGGCTCAGCTATGATAAAATTATTTATAAATAATCAAGAGGTCGATTTAAACCAAAAGGATGTCAATGTCACCATTGATTACTCCATTGAAAATATTGAGCTTGGAAACATATCGGGAGCGCACTCGAAAAGGAATGTAACCTTACCAGGGACAAAAACGAACATTGAAATCTTTGAAAACATTGAAACGCCAAATGTCATTGTAAACAATGCTTACAAGTTATTACCCGCACGGCTGGAGGCAAACGGCGTTCCAATTCTCACAGGAAAAGCACGGTTGGATTCAGGCGAATTAACCGCGATGAACCACGGATTCAAAGCGAATAATTACAAGGTTGCATTGATTGGAAACAATGCGGATTGGTTCGCCGACGTGGGTAATATCTTAGTCAGGTCACTTGGTTGGCAGGACATAACCGTATCCACGGCGACGGTTAAAACCAATTACAATCCATTGACTTCGGAACATTGTTTCATCTTGATGAAATGGAAAGCGTGGGAAAACGAAACGTACATTGTTGACAATGAGTTAACGCCTGCCATTTTCATTTGGCAAATCTTGGAAAAGGCGTTTCAAAATAAAGGATACCAATTAAACAGTATTTTCAAAACCGATCCTTTCAGCCGCCTGATTATTCCCATGGGACTTAACTTGGATGCTGATTACATTGCGGACTTCGTAAACTTGAGGGCGTCAAATCCTTCGCCTTCATCCTTTGTTTATTCCTCAGGTGATTACGGGACGGTTGACATTGCATTCACAAATGAAACAACGTCACCCAACTTTGACACAGGAGGCAATTATTCAGGCGGCGTTTATACCGTTCCCATTAATGCGTTATACGAGTTAATCGCTGAGTTAAACGTCACCTTAACGGCTTCCATTGGTGACTTAAATCAATTTGCAGAACTCATTCTTTTCTTTGAGGTTAACGGAAACAATGTTTCAACGTATGATTTGACCAATGAAACATCTTTAAATGATTCAATTGCCCTTGAATTTCTGGGAGACTTGGTGGCAGGTGACACGGTACGCATGAGGCTGAGATATGAGAACGTTACATTTAACTTAGTTATCGGTGGTTCATTCTCCGTGGTTGCGCAAAAGGAAGGATTAGAGGAAGGAGAAACGGTAAACTTGGAATACATTATACCTAATAGTTGGTATGTAAAGGACATTATTGCAGACCTTACAACCATTTTCAATCTTGCATGGGAGACAGACGTACTGAGCAAACAAGTGTACGCATATCCAAAGGACAATTATACGGTGAGGTACAGGGCAAATGCCAGCGGCGCGATTACCCTTACTACCTTTGACGGCTTTTTTAAGGATACGAATAAGTATGACTTGAATACCCGTGACATTGATGGCAGCGAATTAACCATTCTTGATAATTATAAGTCAAGTCAGGTACTGGCATACGCCACGGATGACGATACGACAAACAAAGAGGAAGCAAGGCGCGGAGTTAACATTTACTCAGGCGGTTACAACTTCCCAGAGGACAGGTTTCCAAATGGCATTGAATTTCTTTATACAAAATTCTTTGCAAAAGCCATTCATATAAACGATGTGGCAATAACCACAGGTGGAACATACGGCGCACAGATGCCTCTTGTTTTCGGCGACGATTACAACACCGTACCCGATGCTGAGCCCAATTATAACTTGGCGCCTCGTTTGCTTTATTATGCAGGCAGGCGAAGCGGCTTAGATGGATATGTTCGTTTGTTCGATGAGGCAAGCTCAGCGGCGTCGGCTTTTGATTTCCCAGCGGCTTTCATGGTAAATTACAATGATCCGAGCGGCGGCGATTTTAACCTTTCTTTTTCGGACGAGGTGACAAATTATACAAATGTGATGCAAGGCGTTTTTAAAACCTTTCACTTGCAAACTTATAAACGCATTGAACTCGGGAAGCAATATACGACCTTTGTCAAATGGGAAAACAAGGACATAACGCAACTGTCATTCAGGCGCAAGGGAATGATTGGAAGTTCTAATTTCATTATTCAAGAACTTGAATACAATCCCAAATCCAATAGTCCAGCAAGAACGGTTATCTTATACGACGAAAAGCCAAATGTAAATGACCTTAACAAGGTTTCAAATACGATTACTTTGGCAGGCGCACCGCCTCAGGGTGGCACGGTTACAGGATCGGGAAGCGGATTAGTGGGAGCAAATGGAGCGACGGTAAATATTCAATTGTCTTACACGCCGTTCCTTAACTCAATGACTAATGTTCTTGTCTTGGCGGTTAACTCGGGTATCACTCAGGTAAGCAACACGAATGCAAATGTACTTGTATTCCAGAATGGTCAAAAGTTGATACCAACCATTCAATATATTATTAGCGGCTCAACCATTGGAATAAACATTGATACCCATTACGATGGGGCAAATTATGAAGTTATTGTAAACGGCGTAACAAAAGGATAATGGCACAAGTAATAGGTTTTCAAATAGTAATAGACGGCTTAGGCAAAACAGTTGAAACGGCAACGGAACTAAAAAGAGCCATTGCCGACGTTAACGCGGAACTCAAGAAAACAACGGACGTTCAAGAAATAAAGAAACTTGAGAAAAAATTGGTTGACTTGAAGGCGGCTCAAATGGAGGTTAACAAAGTTGTTAAGGAACAAATCAAAAGCCGTAACGAAGAAATAACCGCAACCGACAAAGCCAACGGGGCGTATCGAAAGTTAAGCAAGGAGTTAAATGACCAGCGCAACCGATACAAGGATTTGGCGGCAGCTGAACAGGAATCAAGTCAGGAGGCAAAAGATTTATTGGTAAGTATCAACAATCTCGATAAAAAGCTAAAGGGCATTGATGCCACGGTTGGGCAATTTCAAAGGAACGTCGGCGGTTATACTGAGGCATTGGGGCAATTCTTCCCGAAACTTGGGGGGACATTGGGACAAGTGACTGGAACAATAGGAGGCTTGTCTCAGGGAATAAATGGATTAACTCAAACCACAGGAGCATTCAATAAATCGCTTGGCGCTATTGGAATAGCATTAACTTTATTTAGTGGCATATCTGAAATATTTCAAAGTATAAACGAATCAGTCGCCGAAACAAAAGAACTTTCTAATCAGGTGGCGGCGTTTACTGGCGCGACGGGAAACGTATTGACTGACTTTGTAAGCAAGTCAAAAGCAATATCAACCACATATAAAAAAGATGTAAACGACATAACCGTTGCAGCCAACGCGGCAAGTAAATCATTAGGCATTGGTTTTAATGAGGCATTAGACGCGATTGAGGCAGGATTTAGAAAGGGAGCAGATAGTAATGGGGAGTTCTTAGATAACTTAAAAGAATATCCCGCTCAATTTGCGGCGGCTGGATTAAGCATTAAAGATTATTTAGCCATTTCAATCGAGGCAGCGAACCAAGGTATTTATTCAGATAAGGGCTTGGATGTTGTTAAGGAATTTGGATTAAGAATTAGGGAGCAAACAAAGACTTCAAAAGATGCTTTAGTGGGTGCATTTGGTGAAGAATTTACGGGAGAATTATTTGAGAATTTAAACAACGGATCAATTACAACCGCCGAAGCTTTATCATTGGTTAGCGGTAAAATGGGTGACACTGAGGTTGCTGGCGATAAATTACAAACGGTTATCGCAGACGTTTTCGGTTCGGCTGGTGAAGATGCTGGCTTGGCTTATATTCTTTCGTTGGAAAAGATTTTAAAAAATACCGACGATGTAACAAAGTCAACAAACCAATATCAAACACAACAGGAAATTCTTTATCAAACAAACTTAGATTTAGAAGCAAGTCAATCAGAATTAAATGAATCATTCACAAAGTTTGGTGGGGAATTTACAATTATATCCTCCAAAGCAAAGATATTTTTCAATGACTTATTAGGCGGTTTACTTGATTTTGCAAATGAGTTTCCTGCAACCTTAAAAGCCATGGGGGCAGGGTTAACAACCTTTTTTACAACTGGAAGCATAAGCGGTGCATTAAAAGCAAATCGAGATGTATTTAGAGCCGAAAAACAAAAGATAGATAAGGAGGATAAGTTAGCTATTGAGAAAGCGGAAAAGGATCGGATTGCACTTGAAAAGCAAAACGCCGAAGAACAAAAGAAAAGGTTAAAAGCCCAAAATAAAGAATTAAGCACCACGGCAAATAAAGGAGGCAGGGACGCGGCAAAAGAATACGCAGAAGGTTCACTTGCAGCCCTTGAGGATGAACGAAGCAAATTACAAAGCGCGTTTTCAAACGCCGTGGTTGGCTCAGATGCTCAAAAGGAAATAGCCGTTAAATTAAATGAGGTCAACGCCCAGATAAAAACGGCGGTTGATGCTCAAAACGAAATACTTGGGCTCAATGCGGAAAAGAAAAAACAAGATGCCATTGAGGAAATAAACCAAAACTTTAAAGTCGCTCAATCCATTATCAATCTTGCGCGGTCAAAGCAAGATATCACGGAAGATGAAATAGAAAACATTAACAGGCGGCGCACCGTGTTAGACAATGATTATAACAGGGAAATACAAAGGATTGACGCCTTGATTGCCCTTGAAGAAGCAGAGTCAAAGCAAATGGAAAACTTGCTTGTTGAACGCCGTGCGGCTGAGGCAAATTACATTAAAGGCAAAGAGGGAATTGAAAAGCAGGAAAAAGATATTAATGATAAAAGGGTTTCGGCTGAAAAAGCATTTTATGATAAAATTAATAAGTTGCAAATTGATTCAATCGAGAACGAACAGGAAAAGGAAATAGCCGCCGCAAAACAAAAAGGACAAGATGACCTTGATAATTTGAATAAAGAATTAGATTCAATTTTTGCTTCTGAAACTGAAAAAGCAAGGTTAAGAAAACTTTTGACCGACAAGACAGAACAGGAGATTAAAGATATTCAAGATAAATATAAAAAAGATAAAGAGGATAAAGAAAAAGAGGATAGGGAAAAATTGAAAGATTCTATTGCAAATGGTGTTAATGAATTGATAAATTTTATTGGAACTATACAAAGTATTGCAAACCAAAAGGCAGTCGATGCTATTAATAATCAAATTGAAACAACTGAAAATAATATTGAAGAACTTGAGGCAAAAGCGGAAAAGGCATCGGGAATAAGAAAAAAAAGAATTGAAAGGGATATTGCCTCTCAAAAGGAATTATTAAAACAACAACAAGCGGAAGCCGAAGCGATAAGAATCAAAGCCGCAAAGGAAGAAAAACGCATTGCCGTTATTCAAGCAATCATTCAAGGCGCTTTAGCTATTCAAAGAGCTTTAGCAAGTTCAGCCCCTCCAATTAATTTTATAAACGCCGCCGCCGTTGGTATTGCATCGGGAGCGCAAATTGCAACCATTGCAGCCCAGCCTCTTGCGGAGGGTGGCGTTGTCACAGGGCAACGGGTGAATCAAAAGCAAAATATACCAACGAGGTCAAATGGTGACAATGTTTTGGCATACGTTAAACGTGGTGAGGTTGTATTGAACCAACGCCAGCAAAGTTTATTAGGCGGTTCTCCGACATTCAGGCGGCTTGGTATCAAAGGTTTTGCCGAGGGTGGCATGGTTCCACCGATTAGCCCACCGATACAAGGCTTAGGTTTACAAGGTAACATGAACGAATTTTTACAAGTCATGGAGGCAAAGACCGACGCGATAAACAACAGGATTGACAGGTTGCAAGCCTACGTTGTGAGTGAGGACATTGCGCGCGATCTTGCTGAGGGAAATAAACTGAAAATAAACGCCACTTTATAAATGTGTAATTGTATGAAAACAGATAGCATTTGGGGAGAACTTGGTTCACGTATCCCTGAGGAATATAAGGCGCAAGTTACCGCCACGGTAAACAGGACATACAGGGTTTTAAGCATTGACCCGAACGATATGGATTATTTGTTCAATATTTATAACAATTTTGTTAATCATTATGAGCCTGAGCGGCGAAATTGTCCCGCGTGTCGGACAAAAGTCGTTGGTAAAATGAGGCAAATAGTACAATATTGGAATGAAAATGGATGAATTTGAAATGATTAACGAAGATTTATTGCAGGATTTTACCCATGAAATCCTAAATAAATACAGTGCATTTTGCCAAAAGGAAGGCATTACACCCAGTTTCTTTCACCTTATTTCCTTCCTCGTTAAAACAGACGTGGTAAAGGAAAAGACGGTGGCGAAATATATGGTCATGCATCTTTACCCGAATAGCCTTTATTCAAATGATTCAAAGATGGACGCCATGATGGAAATAAGCATACGAACGGGAATAAGTAAGAAGCACGTTTATAACATGGTTCAGCACCCCGAAAGGTTTGGTTATCAAATCAAGCAAAAAAGAAAAGATAAAAACGAGACCGAGTAATTTTGTAAATAAATTATTTTTCTTTTATGACATACGCCGATTATCCAGATGCCGCAAAGAACAACGCACGACGCGCACTTGATCATAAGGAAAAGAACGGGTCTGACTGCGGAACGCTTGTTGGCTGGCAACGGGCAAATCAAATCGCCAACGGTGAGGGGTTATCTGAGGAAACAGTTCAGCGTACATATTCCTTTTTAAGCCGCGCGGAAACGTATGACCAGGGTAAATATTTTGATGAAGACGGTTCTGAAATTTGCGGCTCAGTAATGTACGACGCATGGGGTGGAAGTGCCATGAGGGTTTGGGCTGAGGCAAAATACAAGGCAATACAAAAGGACAAAGTAAAAAACATGGCAAAAGTAAGTATAGATATTTTAGGTGAAATTTCGGAATCGGTTAATTCTTATAATTCTGTAAGAACCAAAATTAACCAGGCGAACGGGCAGCCAATTAATTTAACAATATCCTCAGGCGGTGGCAGTGTCACCGAAGGAATGGGTATTGCTGACTTAGTTGCTAATTACCCGGAAGAAACCACGGCAACAGGAATCGGCTTGGTAGCAAGCATTGCAACGGTTGTACTGTTGGCGGCTGACAATGTTAAAATGACTGAAAACGCTTTTATGATGATCCACCGACCTTGGAGTTATACGATGGGTAACGCCGACGAACTTGAGGCAACGGCTGAATTATTAGACAAGATGGAGGCAAAATTACTTGACATTTACACGGCTTCGGTTCTTAAGCGCAGGGGATATCAAAATAACCTAAAAGAAATTATTACGAATATGATGGCAGCCGAGACTTGGCTGACCGCTCAGGAAGCATTAGAATTTGGCTTCATTGATGAAATTGTTAAAGTTGGCGAAAAAAACATAGATATGTTACCGTTGCAAAATAGCCTAAACAAGTTCTTGAATGTCCCAGCCGCATTATTAACAAACACAAAAAAAGAAGATGAAATGGGTAGTTCTATTTTAGAAAAAATCAAATCCCTTCTTAATAGCATAGATGAAACTCCAACGGTGGAAAATGTTATTGAGGAGGAGGAAAAAGTAATTGAAGAGCCTGAGATGGATGAAGTCGAAAAGGCTATTTCCATGTTAAAGGAGAAAGGTTACATTGTAATGTCGCCCGATGAAATGGATGCCATTAACTCAAAGCAAAAAGAGGAAATGGAATCAATGTACAAAAAGACCGATGAACAAAAGAACTCTATCAATGAAATTGAGGCGGTTCTTGAAACATTGGGAAATGAATTGGTTGCACTCAGGGCGCAAGTAAAAAAAGGCGTTGGACTTCCTTCAGGCGGCTCAGCACATGAAAAAACGCAAGAAACAAAAGCGAAATCGAGTTACTTTGATTCTTTCGCTTCATTAGTTCAAACTAAAATCTCACAAAGATAATGGCAACAGCAAACGTTAATGGTTTTCTCGATTCAAATACATACGTCGGGCAAAACAGTTTAAACCGCACCAACCCGTATGCCAACGCGAATGGAGTAAATGCGGAGCAATTATACGGTATCGATACCTTTACGGATCGCATTCCCGTTTCTTTCACTTATGGCACTTCCTCAGCTGGAAAGCGTTTGAACTTTGCACCGTTGACGGGTGTAACAAGCGCAAGTGATTTTTACAAGGTTACCGTAATGGATGAATCAGGTAATGAGGCATACGCTAACTGGCAATCCTCAGCACCAACGGCAATTTTACAAATCAATACTTCGGCGTTAAATGCAAGTAATGATTGGAAAGTATTATTTGCAGTAGCAACAACTGCTGGAGCAAAAACAGAGTTTTCATTTGGTATTGAAGATGCTTTTGTTTTAACAAATACGTCTGCAACCATTTCTTATCCAAATCTTTAAAATTAAAAACAAATGGCATTAGTTGAAATAAGCCAACTTGATGTATCTTTCAGAGGTACGGAGGCAAATAACATTTTTTTAGAACCCGTTTTCTTTGACGATGACCTTCGCGGACAATTTCGCGTTCTTGGTAACGTTGCGAATAAAAAGAAAATGGTTTTCGTACAACAGTTGGAAAACATTGTACGTAAATACTCAGGCTGTGGATTTAACCCAGTTGGCTCGGTTGACATTTACCAGCGCACCATCGACGTTGAAAAAATGAAAGTGGATTTAGAAATGTGTTGGGACGAGTTCGAGGATACAGTTTTTGAAGAGTTATTGAAAACAGGTACAAGGCTGCCAGATGTTTCGGGTACATTGATTGAAAACATTCTTTTGACCCGTACACAACAGGCGATAAGAAACGACATTACCCGTCTTTCTTACTTCGGTGACCAGTCAAGCAATAACCCAAACTTTGATTCATTAGACGGTTTTTGGACTGTTTATTACCCTCAGTTGGTTGCACAAGACTTAGTACCACGTTGCAACACAGGCTCAGGTACAGACCTTGGCGCTGGTGACGGCTTCGCGATTCTTCGCGCGGTGTATGACCAGGCTCCTTTGCAGTTGAAAGGTTTACCTGCCAACCAAAAGGTGTTTAATGTAACGCAAAGCGTTTATTCTCAGCTTCGCGAGGACATTGAAAACGGCGGTGGTGGTGACTATGGTTTACTTCAGTTGATTAACGGTGTTGAGCAATTTACCTTCCGTGGCGTGCCCGTTGTACCTCAATTCCGTTGGGACGACATTGCAACGTCACTTGGAACAACTAAGCCGCATTACGTTGAATATACCACGCCTCAAAACAAGGTGCTTGCAACCGACGTGCTAAGTCCTGAAACGGCTTTGGAACTTTGGTACGACCAAAAGGACGAAAAGGTGTATATCAAAGCACGCTTCAAAATGGGCGTAAATTATATTCACCCTTCATTAATCAGCTTAGGCTACTAATCAAAAACTAATGAGCGCAATAACAAGCGGTTGGCTTAACGAGTGTATAAACGGAACGTGCGCAGGTGGTATTGGCAAACTTTATATTGCCAATGCTAACCAAGTCGCAAGCGTTACCAATAACGCCTCAGGAGCAACCACGGCAATAGCCATGACCTCCACGGCTGGCGTATTTTACGAAATTGAGTTTAGGGATAACTCAGGAGCGTTCACGGAAACGGTAACGCAAGACCCTGACACTTTATCGGTATCGATTGAGCAAAGTTTGACAGGTGTCATTAATTGCCGTGACCAGGAATTACGTAACCTTATTCAAGACATGGCAAATCAGGCGTGCGGCTTGGTTTGTGTACACGTGGAAAACACGGGTAATTATTGGATTTGGGGCGTTGAATTGGTTGGCGGTAAGAAAAGAGTTGCAAGGTTAACAAGCGCCGAAGGTTTATCGGGTGCATTGTTTACCGATTCAAATCAAGAAACGCTTACCATTACTTGCAGAACCACGAACAAAGCAAGGTACATTGTGAACGGCGAAACAGTGATGAACGCCTTAGATTAATAAAAGTATGATAGTTAGAGATAAAAGCAAACAAATGCTTTACGTTGGGGCAGACCTTTCGGGCAAAGCAGGCATCATTCGAAAAACTATCGGCGAACTTTCACAAAACGAATTGAGGGCTTGGTATAAATCAAGCCCTCAGACCGTTGGGCAACACGTCATTT